TGTTTGGATTTCTCAGCCCACGCATCGAGCGTGGCACGCTCAGCGGCGCAGACACAGGAAAAGATATGGCGGCGCTCATCGCCCTGCAGGGCGTGTTCGTCAAGGTAGGCCCGCACGCCGGCATAGTCCAAGCCCGTGGCGCCATTGGTGCCGACACGCCACTGTGTTTGCAATGCCGTCCAGACGGACCAGGCCTGAAGGTTGCAGGGCCACAAGTAGTGCTCGGCATCCCCCTGCTGCGCAGCGTGGTGGGCCAGCCATGGGTTTGTTTCGGGTGGTTGGTCATGGCTGGGCTGCGATGCAATGGCGGCGGCGAGCTGCGCTAGTTTTTTTCTTTGGCGCCCACTTCAACCAGGTAGGTTTTGAATGCGAGGCTGGATACGCCTGGGATCTTGCAAAGCTGGCGCAGGGCATCCTCGGTGTAAGGCAGCGGCTTGTCATCGGCATCACGCACGCCGGACCAGCCGGTGATGACGTCCAGCAAGAAGTCGGTGATGGAGGATTCAGACTCGCTTTTGAGCTTGGCCTGGATCTGTTCTGCATCCAGACGGGTGCAGGTCAGCGCAAAGTCAAACGGCTGAGCGACGCCCGATGCGTCGTTAATGGTGCCTTTGACCTTGATGCCGACGGTGTCGGAGATAACGATTTTGATTGCCACGATGTGCCCGATCTGTTGAGTAACCGGCCCGAGAGGATGGGAGCGCACGGCGGCCAAGCTCGGGCAAGACCGGGCAAGCAGGGCCTGCGCCCTGCCCTGCCGTGCGCAAAACTGGAAATCAGTAGCTGATGGAGCGACCCAGGAAGGTAATGGCGCACTGCACCTTGTTTGGCGCACCAATGGACAGGGATGGAGCCTCGCCCACGGACATGTAGCCATATCCATAGGTGATGGCGCCGCCGCCAGCAACCTGCTTAAAGGCCACTTTGGTGAAGGTGCGGCTAACGTCCAACATGGTGGAGAAGTTGGTGCCGTTGGGGTCGTGGCCCAGGTCCAGCGTGATGGCCATGGGGTTGAATCCTGTGGGGAACTTGAGGCCGTTGCGGCTACCAAGCGGCTGCACATCGACAAACTTGGCATCACCACCAGAGCTGTTAACGCCGAGAACCTGCGGAATTTCCAGCCATGAGCTGATTTTTTGCATGGTGCCGGTGCCACCGCCAGCGGTAAACAAGGTGGTGCTGGTGGTGTTCAGGCCCAGGGGATTGAGCGTGTCAGCAGTCAAAACGTTGGCTTTGAATACGGTGTTGTCCGCATCTGACCAGCCACTGGAGAACAGGAATTCGTCGTTGGTGGTGTAGCCGTGGGTAGTGGACGTGAGCACAGCCGGGTTGGCATTGGTGGCTGCGGTGACGGTTTTTGCAGATGCAAAGGTTTGGCTGAAGTAAAACTTCGAGCCTTCAGCAAAGGAATAAGACATGGTTGGCTCCTAAAAAATCAGGTGAAGGTTGAGCCCGCGCATCTCTGGCGGACATGGAAAACAAGGGTGGCGCAGGTGGTTTGTTCACCGTCGGCGTCGAAGTCGTAAGAGACGGTTTGCAGACCCAGGGTCAGCACAACACCGCCCAGCGAGGGGTCGGCCATGAGGCGGGCATAGACCGCTTCAAGCAACGGGTCCACCGCCACATCAGGCGCGGTGGCAACGCTGGAGCGGGCATAACACTCAACCGCAATAGCAGTGGTCCACGAAACGGGGTAGCCGGGGGCCAATGCGGCCTCGGCAACCTCGCTTTGCAATGGGCGCACCACGACTGCCTGGGTAATGCCCTGCGCCAGGGGACGCAGGCGCACACGGGCAATCTGCGACGCCACCGGGGTGCCGCTTTGCAGGGCACTGAGGATGGCTGTCACGGCGGCGTTGACAAGGCTGGTCATGCGCTGGCCTCCAGCAGCAGGCGGCTGACGCCAGTTCCATCGGGCTCATGGGCTGCCACCAGGTAGGTGACGGCGCCCACCAGGGCACTGAGGCCCACCGGGTTGGCGGGGACGCTGGCGGTGGGCAACGTGAGCGTGGGCTGGGTGCTGGCCATGCCAAAGGGGCCGACTGAGCCGATGGCGTTGGCGTTGTCAAAAATTCCCATTACGGCAATACCGTTCAACGTGGCATCAGTATTTGACAGACGCGAAAAAACCGCCCGATTTAGGCGGGTTTCAAGAGCTGCAAAGGTGGCTGCCATGATGCAGGCGTTTTAGCGGGTGGATCAGGTCGCAACTGGCAGGTACTGACCGATCTTCATGACCACCGTGCTGGACGGATTTGCTGCGGCTTCCACGGCCACACCGACGCATTGCTGGGCCGTTGTGGTCTTGTTGACAACCTTGTTGGTGGAGTCCCAAAACAGGCGGTCGCCTACGGAAATCGCCAGGGCGCTGGTTTTTCCGATGGTGACAACACCCTCGGTCAAAAATTCACCAGCAGTGCTGATGGCAACGTCGTTGATAGCGACGCCAAACAGGCCTGCGCCAAAGAGGTAGCCGACGCCAGACGCCACGGCGGCGGCGGGAGTGAGGGTGAGGTGTTCACCTTCTTTGATATAAGTTTTCATGGTCTGTACTCAAAAATTGGTTGTTGGGATACCGGGGCCATGCGAGTTGCAGACCCCGGTGTGGAGCTATCAGCCGACGGCCTTGTAAAGGCCGCGATAGTCGACAGCCTTGGCGGCAAAGTCGAGGCGGCATTTGTAGGAGACGCCATCGGTTTCAAAGCCGATTTCGGACTCGATGACTGGGCCTTCGGCGCCGTCGAGGTAGCAGTACTCAACGGTGTCGACCTGGCTGTTGCTTGCTGCCAAATACCAGGCGGTAGAGCTGTTGGCATCCAGAACGGGTTCCACGATGGGGGTTACTGCAGTGCGGCCACCCACACGGAATTCGTTGATTTCCGCTTTGGTGCTTGGCACATAGTTGGCGCTGGTGAGGTTGTAGGCGGTCTGCTCCAGTGCGGCAGGCACAATGAGGAAGCTGGGGGCCAGGTTGAGTTCTTCGGACTGCAGACCCTTTTGCAGCCGCATGGCAGTGCGTCCCGATGTCAGGGTGCCAATTGCCAGGGCTGCGCCGCTGGCAACCAGGTTGGCGTGTCCGCCAGCGGTAGTGACGGCAGTGGCGTTGAACAGCGCGCCACCATCTGCCAGGTTGGCGTTGGCGGTGAGCTGCGCGTAGACCGTGCGGTTCTCCAGGCGGCGGGCAGCAAAGCCGAACGCGGTAACCATGCGCTCGAAGGCGCGCAAGTCGTCATTGACGATGGCTTGGCGTGTGAGGGACACGATGCGGCCATAGGTGAGCATGGAATAGGTCTCTCCACCGTCGGTCATGGCGCCGTACTTGAACTCGCCTGCCTCGTTGGTTTGCAGCAGGTCAGGCGCGCCAGCCAGTTGTACCACGGACATGCTCTTGAAGTCCGGTGCGTTGGGTGCGCGGCGTGCCCACAATGCGTAAGTGCCTGCGTTTTCGTCGTAGGCGCTGCGCAGGCGCTTGTTGGCGACGTTGGCAAACAGTGTGCTGAAGTCGCTGGTGCCCATGGGGCCACCGGCGCGGAAGTTGAGCATGCGGCTGGCCAGCGTCATGCGATCCAGACCACGGGTGTTTTGCCCGTGTGCTTCTAAAAAGTCGCGGCCCATTTCCAGCAGGCTCAATCCACGGTATTGGCGGCCATTGTCGTCCAACTGGGTGCTGGCGGCGACGCGGTGCAGAATGGCTTGCTCAATGCCTGCCATTCGCACTTCCATTTCATCGCGCACGGTCTCAATCCGACCGACGTTGCGGTGCCCGCCGGATGCGGCGTCGCGACGGGCCAGTTCGTCAAGAACAGCGCGGCTGGCTTGCTCGATGGTGTTGCCTGCGCGGATCATGCCGCTGGCGAGTTGTGCAACGCCATGGCGGGCGCACAGGTCAACGATGTCGGCTGCGCGGGTGTCTGGTGCTGCGGGCGCAGTGGCCACAGGCGCCAGGGTTACAGCTGGTGCTGCGGGCGTGAGGGTTTGGGCCGGGGCGGTGGTGCCGCCGTCGGCGTTGGTATTTCCAGGCATGGAACGATTTCCTTCTTTGGTTGAGGTTGCGGCGGTAATGCCCACCGTGGGCGATTGCTCTGTAATGGCGCAGGGGTAGCTGCGAATTTCGTGGCCCGATGCGTCTTGCAGACGCCCACCGACGCTGCGCACCTGGCTGTCCATGTCCGCAGGGATGGGCGTCAGGCTGACTTCCATGGGTGTCCAGCGGGTGACGCGGTACGTCCACATGCCGGTAAGTTCGGCGGGGGCGATCATTTCGATGGCGTCGCGCACGTAACCGACGCTGACGTTGCGGATCACCCGGTCTTCAAGGTCTTGCACAATGCCGCGCACGGATTCGCGGCGGCTGAGCTGGCTTTGCACGATGCCTTCACCGTTGCTGATGGAGGGCTGGTCGCACACGCCGATCTGGTCTTCGAGGCTGTAGGCGCTGTGGCTGTTGAGCAGCGGGGCGCCGCGCACAAGGCGCTCGGTGTTGATGGCTTGCGGAGATACGTCCAGCTGCTCGATGTAGTAGCGGTCGTTTCGGTAGTCGTAGCGTCGCACTGGGGCGCCCGTGGTGAATACCAGTTCAAAGCGCGCAGCAGGCGCGGCTTCGCCCGCGCTGGCATCGGCACGGGTGACGTTGCGGACTTCCATTTGCAGACCCGCCAGTGGCATGTCTGCGGTGCGGGTTTGGATGGCGGTTAGTGCTGGCATGCCGCCTATGGTCGGCGGGTGACTGTCTCATTTCCCGGAAAAGTGAGACGATTTTTACGGGGCCTAAATCAGGCCAATCAATATCAACGCCTCATCCTCTTCAACAGGTTGTGCTGGCGCATAAAACGGCGATATGCC